AGTGCTAAAAATTGTCTGATCGGGAATCCCGATTCCTACACTTCCGCCACCTCCGCCACCGCCGCCGCCTCCGCCGCCTCCGCCGCCTCCGCCGGGAAGCGATAGATCCGGGATAGTTAAGCCGGGAGTCGAGATAGTGCCGGGAGTGTCGATTCGATCGGCTCTGCTAGGTGCGTCGAAGCCGCTTCCAGATGGTCCGCTCGGAGCGCTAATCGACGGGAGACTGATCGAGACGTTTCCTATTACGTCGATCTCGACTCCGGGTAATAGATTTAGTGCTTTGATCGCGAAGTTTACGCCGTCAATAATTCCGTTTACCATCGCCTCGATTACGTTGAGGACCGTTTCGGCGATTTTGATTACGAATTTTCCGAGCGAAACGAAAGCGTCTAAGAGATTAAAGACGACGTCGATTACGGGTCCGATCGCTTTCGCGACGATATCGAAAGCGACGGCTAAAACTTTGCCGAGGATCGGAGCGATACGGTCCCGGATGAAGCCGTAGAACTGTAACAAGAGCTCGCCGTATTTACGGAATGAATCTCGATTTTCGTTAATTTTTTCGACGATGATATCGAAGATTTTTCGTAAGCCTTCGAAGATCGGGATCGCTATCGTCATAACGATAGGGACGAGATAGTTCACGATTAGATCGGCGAAGAATCTAAACGCGGGGACTAGATTATCGTTAAAGAATTTCGTTAAAGTTTTTACGACCGGGATTAGATATCTATCGAAAGCCGGGACGAGTTGATCGTTAATAAAGTTCGTTACGTGCGAGATCGCGTCCGCTAAGAATGGTCCTATTTTGTCGGCGAGATCGGTAATTATCGGGACGAGTTTCGTTAAGAAGAAGTCTCCTAGATTCGAGAAGATCGGAAGTAAATAAGATCCGACTTGCTCGACTAGTTCGCCGCCGACAATTTTTAGACGACTCATCTTTCCCTCGAATGTGTCGGCCGCTACTGCCGCCGCTCCGCCGAAAGTCGCCGAGAGAGCTTGAACGGCTCCGTCGAAGTCTTTAGTTTTGACTAGGTTCTCATCGAGAGGGATTCCGAGCTTTTGTAAGCCGGCGACGTTTCCGCCGTATGCCTTCGATAGTGCGATCGAGACGCTTTCTAAGTCCTTGCCGGTCGCCGCGCTAATGTCGGTCGCGAGTGTGAGAAGTTCTTGAGAGCGTGTAACGTCTCCGGTCGCTCGCGCTAGGTTCGCGAAAGCCGGCCTAAGTTGGTCGTCCGCGATTCCGATTTGGATCGACATTTTGCCGATCTGATCGTCGATCGCTTTGATCTGATCGTTCGTCGCCGAAGTGTTCGCTTTTAGAGCCTGATTTAATAATTCGAAGCTCTTTTGGTCCTCTGCCGCCGCTTTGACTGCTAAGCCGATTCCGGTAGCGATAGCGCCGACGCCGACGGCCGTTACTGCCGCGATCTTCTTAAACGATCCTCCGAGGCGTTCGAGTGATCCTTCGGCTTCGCCTACGGCTTTCTTTAATGGTCCGGCGTTGCCGACGATGGAGACTGTAATCGGTTTAGCCATAGAACTATCCTAGATCGTATTTTGTGATTAGGGAGTCCACGAGCGAGGCGTAGCGTTGAGCGACTTCGCTTCGACGTGAGTCGATCGCGTCATAGAAGAACGGATTAGGTTTTATCGCTCGCGATGGCCATCCAAAATGGATCGGGCCGGCATACGGGACGCCGACGCTTCCGGCTCTGACTTTCGCCGCTTTTTTAGTCGAGACGTTTCGGATATTTGCGGCGAGAGCTCCAGTTAGAACGGGGACATATTTTTTAGATTCGCCGATAATGATCTCGGCGACTCTTTTATTTGTTTCTAAGAATTCTTCTTTATTGAGATCGAGCGCATCGGTTGAGAGCTTGCGGAGGTCGCGTTGCACTTTTGAAAGTCCTTCAATTTTGACGGCATCCGACGGATTCGCACGAAAGCCAAAAGTTCCCGAAGCCATAGATTTATCTCGCTCTCGTTCTTGCTTGCGCGTCTGCTTGTTTCTTTCTTCTTAATAGCCCATCGTAGATGAGATCTAGGACCTCTGGCGAGGTTTCGATTAGTTCGTTAGGCGCGATCCCGGTTTCGATGGCGAGCTCGGCAATGTATTCACTAAACGAGCCTCGCGTTAGACTTTTGGGTCGTTGCCTATTTCTACGTCCGCGACGTTTTTCGACCATTCTTCGAACGGCTTGACTACGTTTCCGTTATCTTTGTCGGCGAGCCAAGCGAGATAGTAGAGATGTTCCATTCGAGTATCTGATCCGCTAAACGCGGCAGAGATGCCACACTTAGCCCATCGTTCGAATGCGATTATTGCCGGCGGGTAGACGGGCAGTTCTACTGTGTTTCCATCGCGCCGCTCGACGGTGAGGCGTATCTTTAGCACGTTTTAGATTACGCTACGGCCTGCACTATTGCGCCGCCGGAGTAGGTGCACGTAATCTCAACGAGCTCTCCGACGTTTATTACGATCGGAGCTTGAGCCAGATATCCGCCGGTGTGGGTATACCTCGGCGAGCTCGCTCCGGGAGCGGCCGCGAGTGGCTCGTAAACGATAACGGAAGTAGTTCCGACGTCGCCGAAAGCGAATTGAATAGCTTCGGCCGTAGCGAAGCTTCCTAAGAGAGTGAAAGTAGTTTCGGAGTTCTCCAAGCCCGCTACGTTCTCGACATAAGTCGAGGCGAGAGTCGTAGCGTCCAGAGCCGGAAGAGTCTTCGTCATTGTGATAGAGCGAAGTTGATCGTTGAAGTCGGTTCCGCCTACCGTGAAGACGGTCGCTTTTCCGAGTTGGGTTACTGTTGCCATAGTTCTATCTTACTCCGTTTCTTCTGTAATAGTTTTAGCATACTTCTTAGATGCTTTAGTGTTTTTAGGTTCTTGAGTTATCGCGCCGATCGCCAAGCTTTTAAGAGGTTCGACTCCGACGGCGACTAGATCTTCGTCGGTTACGATCTGGCCGGGATTAAACGCTTTTAGACGCGATGAAACGACGACGTAGTTAGCCATTAGCCCCAGAGCTCCATCGTGTAACGGTATGCGAGCATTTCCACGCCGCTAACACTAACGGAGATCGGAGTCGCTGTAACGACTCTCGAATTAGAGACGGTCGCGACGCCGCTTTTAGGTAGGGTCGGCGCGGCGTCTAGTTTTGCTTTGATCGAGGTCGAGCCGGTCGCCGCCAAAAAGCTATCTAGGTAGTCTTGCGCGGATCGTTCCGACATTCTGCCGGTGATAAGAATTAGGTCGATTGAGCCTCGATCTAGGCTATTTGCGAGCGTGTATTCCCAAGTTATAGCGATCTGCCCGATTACGAGCGCCGGAGGGACTAGGCCGTCCGGGATCGTGTCGTAAACTCTTAATCCGGTGATATTGACGGCCGTTTTTACGCCGTCTCGAACGTCTGACGGGACCATCGTTACGCGAGAACTTCGCGTCTATATGGTCGGACCATCGCTTGCACGTCGCGACCTAGCGGCGACATTCTGATAGCCCCAAGTTCTGAGAGGCCGAGGACGCCTCCGACACTTGACGCACGTTTCACGAGATCAGTCGAAAGAATGAGGCAAGCTTCCTCGATGTCGTCTGGAGGGGTGCCGTTATACCATCCGAATTTAGCGGTTACTTGAACGCCGGGACGAAGATTAACCGGAGACGGGAAGAGCGTCGTTCCGACCATCGTTATTACTGTAAACGGTCGTTCTAATTGTAAAGCGTTTACCGGGTCGAGAATGTAATCGGTGTTAAACGTGAGAGTCGTTTCGAATGTGCCGTCTCCGCCGGTGTCGGTTTTTACGATAAGTCCAGAAGTCGAAGATATGTCGTCCACGAAGAGACGATAGAAGTCGGTCGCTCGATATTGTCTTGCGGTCGCGTTCGCGTCTGCCCAGAAGCGGCGATTAGTCATTCGGTCGATAGATCTTGAAGCGGATTCGATCGCCTTTTCTATATTGACGGTTTCGTCGGCCGTGATCGTAGACATTCCCGTATATGACTGAAAGGTCGCGACGGTTGTATAGCCATTAGTTATAGCCATCGTCTAGACCTCTTTCTTTTTTTTAGCGACTTTCTTCTTTGTTTTAGATTCTAGTTCGGCTTCTTTTGTCTCGATGGGTGCTTGCTCGGCTCGCGGTGTTTTATGTCCCGTCGAAAGGAGTCCGTCGAGCCGAGCGAGCTCTTTATCTACGTTCGCGGCTTTGTCCGGCTTACCTTTTGCGAGATATGCGGCGCGTTCGGCGATTAACGATTCGCGATAATTGTCGAGGTTAAAGCCCATAGTAGAGATCTGAGGTTCTTCCGGCGACTAGACAAGGAGTTCGCTAGTCGCCGGAAGAAGAGAATCAGAATGTCGGAGCGACGAGTCCCGTTCCGCCGATAATAGCGCCGGCAAGCGGTCGCCTTTGAGCGGTGAAAGCCGAGAAGCCGAAGAGAACGATTCGGATAGCGACTTTTCCGTCTGGCTGTTCGAATCGAACGTATGTCGGCATCTGTGGAGCTTCCCAGAGGTGCATCTCATCGGACGAGACGACGTAGATCAAGTCTTCGTTAGCGCCGGCGCCGTTTGTAGTTGTTACGTTCGCATCCGTGATAATCGGTAAGCCGAGCATTGAGTATTGACCCGACATACCGTAGCCGAGGCCGCTAAACGTGCCGATCGCGTTCATTGGACCGTTCGCGTTCGGGACTACTAGAGGTCGGTTCTGGCTGTCTACGGCCGCCAAGAGGAAGCCCAAGCGGCGCGGGTGCATAATGATATAGTTCGGGCCGCTAAAGACGTTCGACTGAACTCTTTGAATCGCGTCTACGATCTTTGGATAAAGCTCGCCGACTGTCGGAGATGCATCGGTGAAAGTAACTACTTGAGTTAGCGCCGTTGTAAGTCCTACCGGTTGGCCACTTGAGCCGGATCCGTTGAGGATGCCGTCGTCCAGTTTTGTGTTGTAGGCCGAGATGAGGTCCGCGAGGACTACTTCTTCGATGTTTGCGCCTCGGAGAATTGCTTGCTTCGAGACGTCTTGCATACCGGCGATGGTGTTCACGTTCACGGTTAAGAGAGTGTCGTCGATGTTTGTCTCTGTAGCTGTGTCGTTCTCCGAAGCCTGATAGCCGACGGCGGTTCCTGTTGTTACTCGAGAGATGTTTACCGTCATACCTTGAGCCGGAAGAGTGTGCTTTCGAGCAATGTCCGCGACCGGACGACCGGCGCGAGCGAGCGGAGCGTAGAGGTCGATCAAGTATTGCGGGACTACGAGACCGGCGAAGTTAGCCGTTCCGACGTCGCGCTTTTCGAGTCTTACTTCACGGTTATAGCGAGCGATTCGATCGGTCGCGTCTGCATCGCGTGAGAACTCCGACGAGATCGCGTCGGCCAAGAACGAGAACGATCCGCGAGCGTGATAGGTCGGCTCTTCGGAAGTTACTTTCCATCCGCCGACTTGACGAGTTTCCGGAGTTGAGACTTCTACTTTTTTAGCGAGTTCAATAGCGGCAAGTTTGCGCGTTTCGATCTCTGAGACTTGTTGAATTCGTGCGTCGAGCTTCTCGATTTCGAGAGCCAGAGCGGAGACGTTAGCGACTTCGATCTCGTTTAGATCGCGATCTTCTTCGGCGGCGCGGTTCAATGTAGCGTCGATAAGTTCATTCTTTGAATTTCGCTTCTCTTGTAATTGTGTAAGAAAGTTCACGGTTTTAGTCCTTTAGATTTGTCGATTTTTGGTTATCGAGGTGTCTTAAAGATCTGGCCGGGTGTCGATCTTGTCGAGGTGCGGCGATAATTCTTTAGAGGTGTCGTCTCTACGAGTGTAGTCCGACGGTGTTCGAATTTGCAAGCATCCGATCCGTCTCTTGAGAGATGATCTTATTAGCCCAGACTTTACCGGGATCGCCTCCCCAGAGAGCCCAAGCGATACGGCCCGCCGACGGATAACCGTTTTCATTCGGTGAGAATCCTTCGCCTTGTTTGTCTACTTCGTGTCGAGCGAAGAACGATCTCATCCTTAGAACGGTGTCGTATGAGAGAGCGCCGTTTATTATGTCGCGAGCGCGAGCGACGCCGATCTCAGTTCCGCCGCGACCATAGAGGCGACGCCATTCGAGGCCGCGCCGAGCTTCGGCTTTCATTTCTTGAGTCGGTTTATAGGATTCGGCGCGTTCAATTTCCGGAGCTCCGTCCCAAGCGTTGCAATAGTAAGACGCTAAAACTTGAGCGTCCCATTTACTGCAATAGCCGCCGGCATAGTAGACACAATTTCGGCAAGCTCTACCTTCTGGCACGTCGTCAGATGAAGACGGCCGATAATTATTCGGGAGCGCTCGATAGTTTTCGCTCGCTTCTATTGCGGCGATTTGTGCTTTTGCTTCGCGTCGGCTTTTGTGGCAGAAGACGAGGCTTCCGTCTGATTCTTTGACGACGGCATATCCGGACGCGCATTCCGGATTATTTGTCTCTATGCGATATGGCATAGTTTTAATCTAGATCGGGTGTTAAAACTCGAACGCCTTCCGTTCCGGTAACGACGATTCCATAGAGACGCTCGTTTATCGGTAGAAACAATTCGAGCGGCGTAGTGTGCTTTTCGGTGTTGAGCCCGGTCGAGGTCGTTACGTTGGACGCTCCGAGATAGACGGTCGTATTCCCGACGACGTGAAGATAGACGTAGCGATTCTTGTCGTCTTTGTCGATTAGCAGAGTCGGCGACGTCGTTACCGTAACGGCGGCCGATTTCATTTTCTAATCTTTGCTAAGACGTTCTCTAATTGTGCGAGGTTAGGTTTCTCGATGATTTCGCGGACAGCTTGAACGGATGCCGCTTCGCCGTAAGCGCCGAAAGTAACTAGCGAAACTTCGGCGAGATGAGCTTTAAGTCTTTCGATTACTCCGTTTGACGCTTTACGATCTTTCAATGGTTGAAAGCCGATCGAGAGATTAGTTAAAACGCCGTCCCGGACAAGTTCGAGAGCTTGATCGCCGACGTCCGTTTTAGAGATACGGAATTCGCCGTATAGTCCTTTTTTATCTTCGCGGAGAGTTGTCGCCTTGCCTAGCGGGAGAACTTGTTGATCGTGGCCTTGTAATAGTTTTACGCGATGAGCGGCGCGAGTTACGGCTTCGAATGCTCCCATACGGAAGACTTCGACTAGACCGGGATGGATTCTTGCTTCGGTGTCGTAGGGGACACAGATTCCGCAAATAGTCCGACCGTCGCCTTCGGCGCGGACCTCTAGATCGCTTTCATATCTTCTAGTTTCTAAAGACATATCTTTATCCTATTCATCTAGCGGTTCTTCTTGAGGTAATTCGATATCGACTTCTTCGGCTTCTTCCGTAGTCGTCTCTGGCTCTCCGATCGGCGGACGATTCTCGAAGTCGGCTCTTACTTCGTCCACAGTTAAGAAGCCGGATTCAAGCGCGATCTTATGAGCCTGATAGCGGGTAAGAGTGTCGGATCGAAGTAGCGCGTCGGTGTTAAATTTCGCATACTGTCCGCGAGGTAATAGATCCGTAAACGCCGACTCGATTCTCGTTAGAAGCGGCGTAATCCCTCTTAGGAATTGGAGTTGCTCTTGCTCGACGTTCGAATAGGTTCGAGAAGAGTTAGGAGCTCCCAGATAGTAACCGGGTAAGCCGAGCATATTTGCTATTTCGGTGAGACTAAACTCGCGTGATTCGACTAGCTGAGAGTCTTTAGCGTTGTCGCTTAATTGTTGAAACTTAGTCGTCGAGTTTAGAACGGCCGGCTCGCGTGAAGTTCCGCCGTAATGTCTCATCCAGACGGCTTTTAACATATCGGCCTCGTCTTGAGTTAGGTCCGCGTTATCTGAGTAGAGAATCCCGGTCGGTTGAGCTCCGCCGTCGAAGTATTTAGCGGCGTAAGCTTGCATCGCTAAAGCGGATCCGATTCCTTGACGTTGAGCGGCGACGACTCCTAAGCCGACGATCTGGCCGGGAAGCGTGAAGTTTTTAATGTGCATTATGCGATCGGCTTCGAAGATCTCATCGTTAATTTTGTAAGTTAAACGTCCGGCGTTTCGCTCGACGTGAACTCTTGTCGGCGATACAGGGTAGATAGATTCGGGATAACCGTTCGCGCCGATATCGCCGAGAATGGCGATGTAGTTTCCGTGAATAACAAGAGACGCCGCCATAGCGGAGATCGTTTCGATTCTTGTCTCGTTCGGGTAAGGTCGCTCTAGTAACGGCGGAATCGGTTCGATTCTTACGTCGCCTCTATAGGCGTGAATCGGTAAAGCGCCGATCGTTTCGGAGATTAAAGTAATCCCGCGCCATAAGCCCGGGATCGAGAGCGTCGTTCCTTCGTCTACGAAAGTTCCGGCGTAAACGGTGTCGTAGTAACGCGATACGCGGCCGAGCGAATCGACATAGGCGTTCGGTTGAGGCATAGGGAGAATCCCTTGACGCTTTTTTAGACGGAGTCGGTCGAAGATAGCCATCGCACTAAAGACTATATCTTAGACGGTAGGCGTAACGGGATTAGAAGATTAGAGATCGCGGCTTCGTTTCGATTTTACGATGGACGGAATGGTGCCAAGCAAGAGTCGCCGCGTAGAGCGGAGTTAGGTCGGAGTCGGTGTTCATTCTGGCCCAGAGCCAAGACTGACCTAGCGGACGCTTCTTAGCGTTAAGAATGGCGTCGTCTAGAACGCTCGAAGTTTTGACTTTGACGCTTCGGTCGAGGATCGCGTCATAAAATAAATTACAGGCCGAGACGACGTCTTGCGTTCGGTATTTGACGACGTTCACTTGCAAGTTTTGAAGAGGTTCTACGAGAGCTCCGGCCGGTGAATAGCCGTCTACGATGATCGGCGCTTTCCATCGTCGCGAAAGTTCTAGGCATCGTTGAGAGATCCAAGCGACGCCGGGACGCGAGTCGATTACTTCGATTCGGCCTTGCTCGTCGGCGACGACAATAGAAGCGCAAGAACGATCTAAAGAAACGTCGAGCCCGAAAGAGAGTCGTCCGGCGGGAGCTACTTTTGCCGAGTTGCACGAATACCAGACTTTTTCGGGAATAAGCCGATCGTCTTGATTCGTCCAAGTGTTTAGATAGCTTCGCCGGAAGTCGGTTAAAGTCATCGTCGCGAGCGCGTGATCTATCGTCGAGGCGTCTATCGTCTGATTTAGTGCGGGCATACACTTAGCCCAAGTCGTAGGATCGAACGGATCATCGTCCGGATCGGCGGACCATTCGAAGTAGGCGACGCCGTTTATTAGGCCGTCTTTTATTGCTTGCCGTCCGGCGTCTACCTTGCGGCGAAGAAACATAGACTCCGAAGTTCCCGCCGTTGAAACGATAAGGATCTGACCGTCTTTTTTAGTTGCCATCGCCGGCAAGAGCGCCGCTTCCCGGATGCCTTCATAATCGGCGAACGCTTCGTCTATTACGGCAAGCGAAAGCGTTTTACCGTGTCCGGCTGTAGGTGTAGACGGTAAAACTTGAATCCTTGAGCCGTTCCGAAAGATAATAGATTCGTTCCCGTTAGCGGTATAGATCCGTTTAATGGATGGCGCGAGCGTCGAATTCTGTAAAGCGGGGACTTGATCGTCCATTAACTTACGGCGAGCATCGAATCCCGTTTGTGCCGTGTAGGCGATCGCTTGCGGGGATCCCCAAGCTAGAGCGCGGTGCAATTCCCAAGCGAGAACTAGTGCCGTTTTGCCGGACTGACGAGGGACCGTTACTACGATCTCACGATATGCCGGCGTTATTCCGTCATCTAAGACTTCGAGGCCGACGTCGGCGACTAGCCTCTGCCATTCCATAAGCGGAGTCCCTAAACGTGCGGCGATCGCCGCTAGTTCGGGTCCGCGAGTTTTACGACTCGGATTCCTTGCCGTCGCGTAACGCGGCATCGCGCCAAATTGAAGCGATGACTTCGTTAAAGTCTTCGACGTCATTAGCGCCTACCTGCCGAAGAATATCCTCGGCCTCTCGATATTGTCTCCAGAGATTCGCGTTCTCTGGATGCTCGTCTACGGCGCGAGCCAAAAGCCGACATATTTCGACGCGAGCCGAATCGACTTTCTCTAAACGGCCAAGAGCGAAGAGCGCCTCGATTAAAACTTCGATTGCGGCAACATTCGAGCCATAAGAGATAGTCCCGGATTTCTTCGGAATATCCGTAGTTTTCTTTTTTTTGACGGGATTCTTCCGAATTTTTCCAGATTTGCCCGAATTCTTGACGGCCATAAAAACCCCAAATTATGCGACTAGAGAGAGAACTGCTAAGGACTACGTCGGGGCAGATTCTGACTCTCATAAAAAAAAGACCCGACTTTTTATTTTGCGAACGCTTCGAATTTACCATACTCGCGACGGCTTGCGGCGAAGTTGATTCGATCTTGTGCTATTGCACGTCGCGCAAGAGGCCCGGAGATTAGTCGGCTCGTATTTGGAGCCGCCGTAGGCGAGCGGGACTATGTGATCGACTTGACTCGCGACGCCTCTACACTTTGGGAGTCCGATCGTGCATCGGTAGCCGTCCCTCTGGAGTATCTGTAGGCGTGTTCGTTTCCAGAGCGAATCGTTATAGCGATACTTAGTTCTTTCTTTCACGTCTTCGATCCTTGTCCTTGAGATCGTCGTCGAGTAGTTCGATCACGGCGAAGATTATCATCGCGAAGATTAGGACGCTCCAGATAAGCCAGAAGACGCCGAAGATTCTTAGCATTAGGTCCACGGGCCGAAGCCTTTCGAGTAGGTGAAGAGAGCGAACGCGGCTTCGAGGTTAGTAACGGGATTTAGAAGATCATCGCATTCGTTTAGGATGCCGAGCGTCTGTAGGTATCCGTTCGGATAATAGCGAGTAGGTTCGCACCAAGAGCGGCCGTTTATCTGTGTTAGTCCGTAGTCGTGAGATTTGTCTTTGTTTAGTGTGCGATTAACGACATAACTTAGGCATCGGGATTCTCTGTAGATGATCGCGTCCATTACGGGTAGCTCGGTGCGTGTAAAGCCGACGCTTAAGATCGTCGTCTCGTATTGGGGACACTTGAGCCGGGAGCGTTTTAGTTGGACGGAGTCGCGTTCTACTACGCGAGGGGGAAGCACGTTAGGGAGATGAGTCGCGGCTCCGTCCGCTTCTAATGGTAATACGGCCGGAGCGCTTGCGATAGCCATATCCACTAGAACGGACATTCCGAAGATGACGGCGACGACGGACGCCATACGATAGCCGAGCTTCCCGTATCGGTTAGACGGCGCTTCCCAGAGTCCTCGACTAGGCCGAGTTCGGTTAGTTCTTGCCGACGTTTCCCGGCGCTCGATCGAAGAACTCCGACGTGAGTCGCTAGTTCGTAATCTGTGGCTTCTCCGAGTTCTTTTATGGCTCGCCAAATTTGGGTCCTTTGGTTAGGGCCTCGAACGCTTGCCGTCTGTGCGGCGAGGTGAGACGTTTCCGGATCGGTGCTTCTAGCTAGTCTACTCGCCTCGAAGATGAGCGCTAGGTTCTCAGTAGACAAGATCGACCGTCTTTATGTTTGTAGATTTGCGTTCCAGATAGCGCTCTGGAAGATGGAGCCACGCGACATTGTCGCAATAGGGACAGGGCATCATCGGACGCGGCCTTAACTTTTGGACGACCCATCCGATTACGGTCGCGCATACGTCGCACTCGAAGAACTCGCGAGGGATCACGTATTTTCTCCGATCCAAGCTTCTACGTCTTTAAGACGATTATCTAAATTATGAGTATTTAAAGCGATGCGATCGTCAAGATGTTCGAGTTCTTTTTTTATTTGTGCGAACTTAGTTTCATTTACGTCGGAGTCGATCGTCTGATCCATAGCTTCGTGAAGAAGCTTCTCTACTAATTGAAAGAGTGTCGAGAGTTGCTCTTCAATAAGTGTAAGACGCGCCTCTAGTTTCGATGGAAGCGATAGATAAGAATCTTTCGTCCATTGAGCGCGAATCGTTTCGAAAGCTTTTTCCGGGTCGAAGTCTGGACGGTCGTTCATTTCGGCGACACTTTCTTAATTATTACGAAGAGAATAAGCGTAAGAATGCTTACGAGCCAGATTCGAAAGTTAAGCGAGTCTCTCATACTTGCAAGCTCTCTAAAATTTGTGTTCGTCGATTCTGCCAATTTCCGCGAAGTAGATCCTTTTGAAAGTCTTTTAGCTGTTTGTCGTTCGCTATCGTTTCGCCGATCTTCATTAACTCCGGCATTGTTTTAGCGTCCGCGATATCTTTCATTAGTTGTTTAACGCTTATGTTCGTAACGGTTGCCTCTTCGGTGTATGGTCCGACTACCGGAGGCTTTATCGGTTGAGGCTTCGGAGCGGGTGCGGCCGGTGCGATCGGTGTCGATTCTTGCGCTCTGGCTTTTGCTCTAGTTACTTCGTCGAGGCTTGCGATTTGTGAGCCGTGATAGCCGGCAAGAGCGAGAGCTCGTCCTACGGCCGACGTTTCGCACACTTCGAGCGCGGACGTTTTGTTTATTTGCGACGCTCCGATTACTTCGTGAGCGTGTCCGGTTGAGATCGGATTCGCATCGTCGGCTTTCGCATAGATTCGGGCCTTAAAGACCCAATATCCGGAGCCGCCTTCGATTAGTTCGGTTGAAACTCTTCCGGATGGGTGATTCGTCCAGAAGCGTTCGAGTCTTTGAGCGACTGTTTCGTAATTTTGTAAGGCCATTACTCGACCTCTTTCAACACTTTGAAGCGGCGGAGATACGGTAAGCCGTTTTCGTTAAGGACGTCGAGATCTCTCGTTACTTCTTGTAGCGACCATTTTCCGCCGTAATAAGGCGCGAGTTGATCTAAAACTTTTCGAGCTTCTTCTTCTGTTTTGAAAGCTCTCGCGTCTACAATGTTTCGAGATTTTGCGATCGTTCGCAAGTGAACTCGATTTAGATATTCCCGACGAGAATA